TTTTATTTTTACCCCCCCACCTAAAAAAATATTTTTTTGGCCAGTAGGGTACCGGTGAAGGGAACTTTTTCCAAGTCGGGGACCTTCAAACAAAAAGGGGATAAAAACTAAGTAATTTTGACAGAAGGAGGTAGTTTTTGGCTAAACCAATTACAGCGAAGTCTATCAAATTAAAAGTGGTCAAGCAGATGAAAGACTTGGGCACTTATCGAAAAGAGTTCGAAATGATCATTGACATTTTTGCTGGTATGCTATACCAGTATCAGAAACTTGCTCAAGATTATGCTGACATGGGTTATCCAGTAACTGATACTTATGTCAACAAAGCTGGTGCTGAGAATGAGCGTAAAGTTCCAATCTTAACCGCAATGGAAATCCTACGGAAAGACATTCTCAGCTACTCTAATCAGCTGATGATGAATCCGAAATCTCTCGGTGAGGTAGTAGAGCAAGAAGGTGATTCAGTTCTTACTGAGGTTCTGAAGTTTAAGAACGAAATCAAGAAAAAGCGAGTGACTGGTAATGGGTAATCTTGACAAAGCGAAAGAGTATGCTCAGCACGTCATTTCTCATAAAGAGGAACATTGTGAGGAAAACATTCTTGCTGCTGAAAGATTTATTCGTGATCTTGATAATCCAGAATTTGATATGGATGAAGAAATCGTTGATTTCGTTGTCCACTTTATCGAGAACACGATAGTCCATCAGCAAGGCGATGATATGTTTGCTGTGTCAATCCGTAACAAGCCATTACTTTTGCAACCGTGGCAACATTTCGTAGTAGTCAACTTATTCGGATTTTACTACAAAGGGACAAACGAGCGTAGATTCAAAGAAGCGCTTATCATGCTCGCTCGGAAGAATGGAAAGACTTCGTTCACTGCTGCAATCGCTCTTGCTTATCAGATATTAGACACGGATAGCGGTTCGAAATGCTACATCGTGGCTAACTCAGTCAAGCAAGCGATGGAAGCATTCGGTTTCTTGAAATTCAACGTAGAACGATGGAATGACAAGAACATTCGTATCAAGGACAATAACCAGGAACATTCCATCAGCGCTAACTTTGGTGATGAAGGTTCTTTCTTCATTCAGGCACTGGCCAACGATGAGAGTCGTCTAGACTCTTTGAACGGAAACGTTATTATCTTGGATGAAGCTCACACGATGAGAAACAGTAAGAAATACGGTCTTATGAAAAAAACAATGTCAGCATACCGAAACAGTATGCTTTTTGTTATCTCTACGGCTGGGGATATTCCTACTGGTTTCCTTGCTAACCGTCTGAAATACTGTCAAAAGGTTCTCAAGCAATTAGTCAAGGATGATTCCTTGTTCATGTTCATCTGCAAAGCTGACCAAAACACAGATGGCGATGTAGGAGATTACCTGGACGAGAACGTTCTAAAAAAGGCGAACCCTTCATGGGGTGTGACGGTATCGCTCAAGGCTCTGAAAGAAGAAGCAGAACAAGCTATGAATGACCCGCAGACTAGGAATGAGTTTTTTAACAAGACTTTGAATGTATTCACAAACTCTATGAATGCTTATTTCAATCCTGATGAATTTATAGCTTCAGACAGTCAATACGATTGGACATTGGAAGAGCTAGCACGCTTACCTATTCAGTGGTACGGTGGAGCGGACTTGTCAAGGTTGCATGACTTGACCGCCGCCGCCCTTTATGGTGTTTACCACGACGGCGAAAAAGATGTTGATATTTGTATCACACACGCTTTCTTTCCTCGTGTCAATGCTCAAAAGAAAGCCAATGACGATGGCATTCCACTTTTTGGCTGGCAGTCTGATGGTTGGCTGACGATGAGCAATACTCCGACCGTTCTCTATGATGATATTGTTAAATGGTTCATCAAGATGAGGGAGAAAGGGTTCAAGATTGCTGCTGTCGGTATGGATAGAAAATTTGGTAGAGAATTCATGCTAAAGATGAAGCAAGCAAAATTCAAAATGATTGACCAGCCTCAGTTATTTTATTTGAAATCAGAGGGATTCAGAAGGATTGAATTGAAAGTAAAGAATAAAGAATTCTATTATGTACATTCGGACGCTTATGAATACTGTGTCAGCAATGTCAGAGCCATCGAGAAAGTAGATGATGCTGTTCAGTATGAGAAATTAGATGGGGATGGCGGTACAGCAAGAATTGACTTGTTTGATGCAAGTGTTTTCGCATGTATTCAGGCGCTTGCTAACCTTGGTAAGAACAAGAATGTGATGGCTTACTTTGATTAAGTAGAAAGGAGGTGAGAAATATGGGAATCTTTGACAAATTATTCAAGCGTGGGAAGTCTCAAACGATGTTCACAAGCTTTGGCAATTCTGATTTGGGAATCATGTATGACGGGGATGGCTATATTCCATTAGCAAGGAATCCAGATGTGATCATGGCAGTCAATAAAATTGCTGACATGGTTTCAAATATGACAATTCAGCTTATGGAGAATACAGAATCCGGTGATGTACGAATCAAGGATGGGTTAGCCCGTAAGATTGACATCAACCCTTGTGATCACATGACAAGAAAATCATGGATTTTTAAGATTGTAAGGGACTTGCTTCTATTTGGCGATGGGAATTCTGTGCTACATGTGGAATACGATCCAATGACTGACTATATCAGCAATCTCAGACCATTCCCAATGTCAGAAGTGTCGTTCAAAAGTAATGATTTAACATACATGATTCATTTCAGGGACACTGATTTTAATCCAGATGAAGTGGTCCACTTTGCCATCAATCCTGATCCAGACCGGCCTTATATTGGGACCGGTTTTAGATTGGCTTTGAAAGACATTGTCCGAAATTTGAACATGGCCACACAGACCAAGAAGGGCTTCATGAACGGAAAGAACGTTCCAAGCCTCATTGTGAAGGTGGACTCATCCAGTGAAGAACTTGGAACCGTGGAGGGTCGGGAGAAAATTGCTAAGAAATACTTGACAACAAGCCAGTCAGGGGAACCTTGGATTGTTCCTGATGCCTTGCTTGAAGTTGAACAAGTGAAACCATTGAGTTTGAATGACATTGCTTTGAATGAGTCAGTAGAAATTGATAAGAAGACAGTAGCTGGGATGTTAGGAGTTCCGGCTTTTGTTTTAGGAGTAGGCGATTTCAACAAAGAAGAATACAACAACTTTGTGAATACCACTATCATGAGCATCGCAACAACGATTACTCAGACACTTACAAGAGATCTACTGACTTCATCAACACGCTACTTCAAATTCAATCCACGCTCATTGTACTCATACGACATTACAGAGCTTTCAACAGTTGCTCAACAAATGACCAACAGCGCTGCAATGCGTAGAAACGAGTGGAGAGATTGGGTGGGTATGACTCCAGATCCTGAAATGGATGAAATTATTGTTCTTGAAAACTACCTTCCACAAGGGGAGTTAGGCAATCAGAGCAAATTAAATAAGGAAGGAGGAAATGCCAATGAAGAAACGTAATTCATACATCGCTACTCAATTTGAGACACGAGAAGAACAGGAATCTGGTGACTTGATTCTGAGTGGCTACTTCATCCGGTTTGATGAAGAAACTGAGCTGTGGCCAGGCTATTTTGAAGTGATCAAACGTGCAGGAGTGGAAGAAGCAATCAAGAATGCAGATATCCGTGCATTGTTTAATCATGACCATAACCTAGTATTAGGACGCACAGGGAACAGCACAGTGAGTCTCAAAGTTGATGACAAAGGTCTCTATGGTGACATTATCATCAACAGGAATGATCCAGACGCTATGGGAGCCTATGCCCGTGTACAGCGTGGGGATATTGTTGGATGCAGTTTTGGATTCATGCCTATTAAGGTGGACACTATTGAACGTGAAGATGGTTCCTATCTTGATACCGTGCTAGAGCTTGAAATCTTTGAGGTCAGCCCTTGCACGTTCCCAGCTTATCCACAGACTGAAATTGCTGCACGGAAGAAAGACTTTGAATGTCTGAAACGTGCTAACAGTGAAGCGTTAAATGAACGCAAAATGAAAATTAAGGAGAAATACAATCTATGAATAAAGCATTGATTTATGGCGCACGCATGCGTGCAAAAGCAAGCAAGGTTGTTGAACTGGAAGAAGCAATCACAGAATTGA